TGCGTCTGCAAGATTAAGAAGTCTGTTAGAGTTCATGTCAAGATCACCTGACATGGTGTTAGGAGTCGTACCATCACGAGAGACAGTATTCTCCAAAGCAGCTTCGATAAGTGCGTTGTTCGCATTCAAAGTGCTTACGGCAGAAGTCTCGTTGGTAAGAGAAGTAAAATCTGTAAGAGTTAGTTTAGCCATAATATTTCCTTAAGGAATAGGAGGGGACCAATAAGCCCCCTCCAAGTTCCGTTTGGTTACGCAGCGATGGTATAGACGCGGATGCGCAGACGACCAGCCGTGTAGACAGCAGAGTCAACGTCAACGGACAGGACGCCAGCAGAAGCCAGAGCCGTACCCATCAGAGCACCAGCGGCAGTATCACCTGCAACAACCGTCGTGGTTTCACCGGCTGCATCAATCGAGGTCAGAGCAAGAGCGTTCACGAGGCCATCACTATCAGTGATAGTCGTGTAGTCCGTTGCAACGAGACCGACGTTGAGAGCAGCAGAACCACCGGAAGTAGCAGCTACCTGCGTGTAGATTTCAACCTTAGAAACGATATGTCCTTCCGGAATTACGACATTGTCGTAGACTTCCAGATCGGAAATAGCCGTACCCGTGGTCAAATCAGTCAGACTGACATCAAGTTCATGGACCATTTCGAGGTCGTTGTTACGGAAGGAACCACCCTGCGTAACTTCAACTTCTTCGGTGCCGAAGCGAACCTTGAGGCCGTCATTGTTTACCCAATTAGTCATGGTTCAAATCTCCTATGCGTAGACTTGCGAGTTGTCAGTGATGACAGTCACAAGGTTTTCAGGACGATAGAAACCAAATCCGTAGCGAGCAGTCGTAACATATTCATCGCGCTGCAAGTCTTTGTTGTACTCGGAGTCGACCTGTGGGGCCTGACGCACGTTACCAACAAACGGGAGGACATCGGGAGCAGCAGAGAAGAACAAGTTAGCAACACCGTTCGTAACCGCAGTCGAGTCAATCGTTTCCGAGAGACCTGACTTGAGGTTGTGCGAAACATAAACGTCGAAGCCGTAGATGTTCTTCAGGAAGCGCGTGCCGCTGGACATGCCAGAAGCGATAATGCCTTCCCACATCGGGTTGTTCGAAACGTTCGTGATGTTGGTAATTGAGTTAATTGCGTACTCAACCGAAGGATCAACGATAGCGACGAGGTTCGTAGCAGGTACGTCAGCCTTTTGAAGCGCATACAATGCCTTGGCAAAGTCCGTCACGTCAATCGTGTTGTTCGTACCGTTACCAACGAAACGATGCTGGGCACCATTAATCTCGTTCGTATCGGAAGCCGTCTGTCCATCAGGACCAACAGCCAAGAGATCGACTTCCATCGATTTCATAATTGCACGCTGCATCTTCGGAACAAACGAAGAAACGACACGACCCATCTGGAACGAGTCCTGCTTCATTTTGTTCGTAATATAAACAGCGGATGCTTTGTAGTCTGTGATAGAGAACTGGAAGTTACCAGTGTCCATCGAGCTGTAGCGCACAGCCTGACCTTCTTCGTAGTCTTGGACTTCAGCCTGACCAAGCGAAGCGATGTTCAGAGTGTCACCATCCGGGAAGTCCGTGATCATATCGACCCACGTCATCGCGAACAGTTCGTCTTCAAGAACCTCTTTCAGTTGGTTCGACCAAACCTGACTACGGATAAGGTGGCCATGGCTGTTAGTTTGAATTGCCATAGTTTAAAGTTCCTTATTCTTAGTTAAAGAACGAGTCACCCATCTCAGCAGCAAGACGATGAATTTCGTTTTGAACTGATGGTTTCCAGTACTCCTTAGGATTTTCCTTACGAAGCTTCTGGAAGTAAGCGTTGTTCTTAGTCGTACCGCCCATGGCCGATAAGCTACTCTCGGTAGCTGTCCTTGGGGGGAGACCAGAGTTAGGGTTCTGAGTAGGGACCGCAGGGTTCACAGTAGCAAGGAAAACCTTAGGCTGCTCTGCAGCAAGTCCTTGAAGATAGTCTTCAGAGACACCAAGTTCTTTAGCCTTGTCACGTAAACGAAGCGGGTACTCGTTACCCCATGCTTTAGTCAGTTCATTACGAACGAATTCCACATTCTGTTGTGCTTGAGATTGTGAACGTTCTTGTTCGATTTGATTTTCAATTAGTTTCCGGATGTCTTCTTGAGACATACCCGGAGTTTGTTGAGCGGTATCAACCGGTTTTTCTGCATCGAGTGTTGGTGTAGCCACTGGTGCAGGAGCAGGTTCTTGAGATTTCTGGGAGTTGATCTTCTCCATGAAATCCTCAATCGTAAGCCGCTTATTTAGTTCGTCACGAAGACCGGCAGTTTCTTCTTGAAGCTGCTGAATAAACCTGTCGGACTCTACTTTTCCTTTTGCGAGTTCTTCAGGAGTAGCAAACTTCTTGCCTTCACCTACCAGTGTTTCGAGATAGGAGTCAACATTCGGGTCTGGTTTGTTGTCCTCTGATACATTCTTTGTATCGAAGAGAGGGTTTTCTGAGGTCATTATTGTTCTTCCGTTAGTGTTGTTATAAGGTCAATTACTTCGTCGTACGCTTCGTTCATTCCATTCTGGTGAGCTTGTTTAAAGGCCCAATCTGTATTATCGTACGAGTCAATCTTCAAGTATTTTTTTCTAGACTGCATGATTTCTCTGAGTCTTACAAAGATGGCTGAGTTAGATACTAACTGTTGTCTCAGTCTGTCCTTACTCTCTTCGTCTTTCAGCCCCTTGGTCCAAGCTGTGGATATCTTTCTAGCCTTCATCGATCACCTCTGGATCAGCGTCATCGGCGAAGATACCTGAAGGAGTCTCTACTTGCATTACTGCTTGTTCCTGTGTAGTTGCCATGTGTTGCTGAGCTTCTCCTTGTTCTGAGATACGAATGAACTCATCAACGAGTCCGAAGTTCTCAATGTCTAGGAGGCTTTCGTACATACGTGCAAGCTTGATAGTTGAGAAGTGTTGTTTGATCTCAGGGTCTTGACCAGCAGCGCTACCGAAGAAACTATTGAGGTCTTGGATCATCTGAGAGGTCTCAGCAAAGTGTCGTGCTGCGATTGGTTTAAGACGACCATTACCTGCAATGTCTTGAGCAGTAAGCGTATTGAACACAGCGATCTTAGACTCATCGTCGAATACACGGATAGTCTGAGTGTTCAGATTACGTCGAGCCATTTCAAGCTGTGCGTTAACTGCACGCTCTACTACTTGACGTTCGAACTGAGCGATCTTATTCTGGAAGACGCGGCTGGCTGCATTCTCAAGGCGCTGGATTTCAAACTTAGTTTTCTCACCCGGTGTACGGAAACCCATAGCTTCCTTAGGAGCACCGGCCATCTCTTCCATCTTAGCTTCAAGCAAGAAGATTTGGTTGTCAGCATTTAGTACTTGTGTGTCCGGGGACATCAGTGTAACGTCACCACCATCACCTACATAGATACGTTCCATAGGTCCCCATTCGAAGTCGTCTACATAACCAGAGACTTTCAAAGGAGGATAGGCGATGAGGTCAAACACATCAGCCTTCATGTTCTCTAGATGATCAATGCGGTATTGCATTCCCACGAGATTATCTAGTGGCCCCATGGCCCAGAGACTATCCGGACGAACTCTCCACCCAGCGTGGTAGATGGGCGCTGTTCCAAAGAACGAAGGAGAGGGTTTCTTAGAAATAACTTTGTGTCGGTCGATAACTTTGACCACGTGGTTCTTCAGATACACGTCGTTGTGTACATCGTAGATATCACCGTAGAAGGTGAGTATCTCTACCATGTTAGAACCTAGGTACTGATGATACGAGTCGAAACCACTGATGTTAAAGATTTCGTCTTTCGATTGCGTTTCTCCTTGATGGCTTCCTACGCTTTCACGTATGCCACGGATGTACTGCCAAAGTTCTTCAGCAGCTTCGCGCTCGTCATCATCTGTACTTTGTTGCTCAAGTATTTCCTTAACTTCTCCAAGAGAGACGAGTGACCGGACAATCTTAGGAGACTCTTCAAAGGAGGGAGCCGTAGGATTGAACACAATATCAAGCGGACTAATGCGGCGGATCATAGGACCTACAAAGCCCAGTTGATCTTCTCCATTAGATCGTGACTGGGAAAC